GATGGTCGCCGACAGAATGTTGCTAGCCGTGATGGTTCCAGATGCTATGTTTGAACCAGTAATAGTGGCCGAACCAATCTTGTCCCCAGTAATTGTAGAGGACGCAATGTTTGTCCCCGTAATTGTTGCACTCGCTATCTGCGTTCCGGTGATGGTCGCATTAGTTAGGTTGGAACCAGTTATCGTTCCATTCGCTATGTTGCTACCAGTAATGGTGGCATTGGCAATCTGAGTGGACGTAATCGTAGCATTTGCTATTTGCGTAGATGTAATCGTCGCGTTGGCCAGTTTGCTTCCTGTTAAGGTTGCGTCCTGAACTTTAGACCCAGTAACCGCATCATTAGCTATCTTCGTATTCGTAATCGCATCCGAAGCTATCTTTGCACCGTTGATAGTCAGGTTGTCAATCTGACTAGCAGTAATAGTTAGGTTGGCTATCTGGGCGGCTGTTATGGTTCCATTAACCAAATTTGCCGCGCTGATTGTCTGGGCGGCTATGTTGCTTCCGCTAATAGTAGAAGCATTAATATTTGAACCACTAATTGTTGAAGCAGCAATATTTGATCCAGTTATGCTTGCCGTTGCAATATTGCTACCACTAATGGTGGCGCTACCTATGTTTGCGCCTGTGATTGTAGCCGTAGCGATGTTTGCCCCAGAAATTGTTGCATTATCTATTTTTGCCCCAGTAATTGTAGCGTTAGCAATGTTGGCAGCAGTAATTGTTGCATTGTCTATCTTGCTACCCGTTATTGTGGCGTTGGCAATGTTAGCCCCAGTAATCGTAGCGTTGGCAATCTGGTCTCCTGTAATTGAGCCCGGTGCCGCGATGTTCACCACCTGAGTGACGGTGAGAATTACGGATGGGGATACTGGAGTAATTGGTGTGGTTCCAGCCGGGATTGTCTCAAGAGAGACTGCCGTGCTGACGGTAGACCACATCAACTGGTAGTAATCATTGGCAGCAGCGGTGAAGACAAAGTTCCAAGCCGGAAGAAGATGTCCATCAACAGACCCGTGCTTATTCGGTATGCTTACAATACTGTTGCTTGACGCAACATCACTACCATTCTTCCTAAGCCAGATTTGAATTTCGTGAATCTGGGAATCTGTGTTTACTACTTGAATGCTAAATTGAAGGTTGTATGTACCTCCATTGGCAATCGTTATCCTGTTTCCGCTTACAATGCTCACCCCAATCGACTCAACCGTGTTTCCAATATTTATTGGATAGGCGGTGTTAATCGCGGCTGCAAATTGATCTGTTACATCGTAAAATGATCCGTAGTATCCCGGACTACCCGCGCTACCACTAGTTGCGGAAATGTTGATGCCACTATCATTTCTGAATACCGTGACGTTTGAACCGGCTACGATATTCACCGTAGCGTCATCAACCATCCTGTTCAGACGAACAGCAGTTGCCTTATTGGTCGCCCAGTCTGAATTGGCGTCCGTGAAGGTGTAGCCTCTTGTGATGTCTGGCATTATTCAGCTGATAGTATGGCATTCATGGACAGCATACCCGTCGTCCTGATGGCCCTAACCTTTGGCCTTCCGAACGAAGGGGTGACGCTCATTTGAGCGCCATATCCACGCACATTTCCAATTCTAGCCTTAAGAGAAACGTCTTCACCTGAAGAAAGGTAGTTACCAGTTATGGTAAAAACGTCGGAAAGACTGGTTGTTGAGTCTGGATTCTCAACCTCAAGAGAAAGAGAGGCGTTTGACTGAATTGAAGGTGCGCTCTCTAGGTGAAGCTCGTATGAGTTGAATTTCTTCCTGTCCATTGTGCCAAATGTGTATTGGCGTGTGGTTACTAGTGAGCCCACCGCAACTTCCTGCACGCTGCTTCCAGCCGACAGCCCCAAGAAATCGTTGTAGTTCCTAGGGCTCGACGAATCCGTCGTGTCAATAAGATGAATGCCTCCTTCTTTGCTGATGGCGTGCAGTTTGTTTGGGCCACCAGCCCCCGATCTAACAAATCCAACGATGTTCCATCTGGCATCATTAATGACATCTAAAGACTCCCAGCCTTGGTTTAGGAAGTTGTAAACCAAGATGGCGTTGTTCACCGTGGAGTTATCCAATGGAACAGCTATGTAGTAGCGATTGTCGTGGTAAGAAGCCACGGCATTAGCTGCATAAGACTTATTAATCCTAGCAATAAGAGGATTTATAGATTCGGACAATGGAACAGCGGCTCCACGCAGGTTGTACAGGTCTTCAAACGCCACCCCGTACACCCCGTTGTCGGACAGGAAGAAGATTTGATTGCCCACCTGAGCAATGGACTTGCGGGCAACGCAACCCACCTCACGGGTGATTTCCTGAACTGAGGAGTTGGCTAGGTCTGCACCAACACCTCGGATGAGGTGAATGGAATTGCGGGCAAACGCCACAAGATTGTCTTCCGAAAAGGGTTGGAGGCCAACAATGAAGTCGGCTCCTCCAGAAGCAATCTTGAACTGGTTTTGAATCTGGTCGTATGTGTCCTGATCCAGAATATCTGAGGCTATAAGCTCATCCCTGACATTTCTGGATGTAATGGTCGCAGACCCAGATGATCCTGTGATTGTGTAATTGAAAGGCATCCACAATCTGCGCTGGTGGTAGATGGCCCACGGGGGAGCGGGCATATGCGTGAAGCCAAGTCCAACGGACTGCCTCTTTCCTACTGCTACGGTTGCTCCTGAAATATCAGCAGCATCTGCTTTGAATAGGAACGTCCCTGCCGTTGTTGAGTAAACTCGATATTGAGTGAGTGGATTTAAGTCGGTGTTGCCCTTGTCGCTCACCATTACTAAGTCGCCAATGGAAACATCATGTGAGCTCTCCGTGACGGTGACAACACCGTTGCTAATTGATGTGTTGCCAGCCGAGTCGTAAACTAATGGCTGGGTATAGGCTCCATTAGCAACTAGGGTGAATGCCGCGCTGCTTGGAAAACCTGTTCCATCCCATTGGAAAGCCACCTGTCCATTCCTGAAGAGAAACAGGTAGTTGAATGCCTGAATAAGCTCGCAGGTTGAATCAACCGTTTGACCTGCCGGGTAGGTTATGTCTCGCGTCACCGAGGTATCGCTGGTTTTTACAGCAATAGCCTTAGTGTTGGTGGCAATGACAATGTATTCCGTGTTTGAGGTTGTCGGATCGGAATAAAGGCAAGTTCCATAAATGGCATTAACCGATCCATCCGCAAGATTGAATGGAAGGTTTATTGGAAGGACCGGGGCTCCCGTATTCGTAGCAATAGCCGAATACACGTTGTAATAGCCCAGACGGGGTTGCCAAGCCCCATCAACATCCATGCGGCCATTCTGGCTTACGGCCACCTCACCCGGCTTTAATTGGTCAGGACGGAGCCTTTGGTTGATGCGGACAAAAGCCGTATCCCCGTCATCCACCAACTGGCTGTCCAGCCTTCCGAAAGAGGCGTATCTTGGCATACGCCAATCCTACCATTATCGCTTCTTGCGCTTCTCTACGCCCTTGATTTTGCCCGCATTGGCAGAGGCGTAAAACACCCGCTGTCCACGCTCCTTGCCATATTCATCCTGCATGGCGGACATAATCTTCTTCCCCTTTTTGGTGAGGGGCATCTTAGGAGCACTTCTTACGGCTGGTGCCGTGGTTCTTGGTTTTCATGGAGCCATACTCCATCATGCGCTCCTTCTTGCTCTCCATGCGCTCATGACGCATCTGTTCCTTCTTGGACTTGTAATGTTTAGGCATAAGATTAGCAATCCCAAGCCCTGCGGCTCCAATAGTTGGCCGAGAGCTTGTTCGACGTACCCTTTATCCCGCCAGACCTAGCGCAATAGGACTTCTTGCGGGCTGGATTGGACTTCTTGATGCTCATGTTGGCATCACCAAAACGGATGACGCGCTCCTTCCCGTTCTGACAGGCTTTCACCACACTCTTCTTCCCGCCCTGCACATCCCTGCGGGGACTGTTACATGGAAGATTTCTGGGGTTCATCGCTTAGTTCTCCGATAGCGTACCACAATGGAATAGACACCAGCGGCAATGGCCAAGATGGAGGCTAGGATGCGTAAGGCCCAATCAAGCTGTTCCTGCCAAGCAGCAATGGAGGAGGAGGCGCTTAACATCGCCAGCACATCACTCCCAACCTGTCTACCTTGATGGACGTTCATTTGACAGCCCTAATCGCCATCTTCTGTTCTGTGCGAACTCCGAACCAATAGCCAACTGAGATGGAGAACATCCCAAAGGTGGAGGTGATAATGAAAGTCATAAGCTCAGGGTTGGTAGTACGATACCACACCGCCATAATCATTGAGCTTACCCAAAGGGCCAAGGTGAGGCCGGGGCGGAACAGGGCTAGGACATCCTCTGCCCATCCGCTACTAGCCTTCAGGTTGGCCTGAGCGTCTATGGCCTTGCCAAACGTCTCAGCATTCCCCTCCTCAATCGTGGACCTCAAGGCTATGTCCGCCTTCTGTAGGTCAATCTGGGAGGCCAGCTTAAGCTCCTCCAGCTTCATCTGGTGCTTCTCCCTAGCCTCCTTCATGGAGAGCCACTTCTGGAAGATGGCTCCCCCTAGTCCTAAAATGGAGCCTATTGGTCCTGCGAGTAGGGTGGATAGGTCCATAACGTCTAATAGATTGGTCGTTAAGGGCGTTTACGTCCGATAAATAACACCTTATTAGGCGTTACAGGAATGCCCTTTAAACGGCCATTCCTTGCGTTTTAAGGCGATTTGGGCATCTCCACTACCTTCCCATCGTCCTTGGGCTTCAAAGCCTCCAGAACCTGTTCTGCGCACTTCTTAACCAATTCGTGGTCGGCAGCGTTAAGGGGCGCAAGACGCGCCGCGTTGTACATGGAATTAAGGGCTTGGATATGGTCCATGAAAGAAAAAGTAGGTGGTTTTTATTACAAATCAAAGGTTTTTTTATTACAAATCAAAGGTTTTGTAAC